GCAATACCTACAATTTCAAACATATATTACAATCTTTCTGGTCAAGGTAAGTTGCATGAAATAGTTTCCAATTTTAATATTAATACGAATTTCACGAACAATTTTCTTATATACGGTACTAATTTTAATTATACAACAGCAATACTGCTAAGCACAACAAGTAATATTACAGGTACATTAACAGGTATAAGCTCAGAATATACAGGGTCTACCACAGGTTATATTCTTGATAGTCAGTATTATAATATATTATCCGATAATATGTTAACAATTTCATTACCCGCACTTACTGGTGCGTGCAATTTTAATTTTATTGTAAATAATGAAGTTGGGTGGTCGAGCTCTTATAACATAAATAACTTTACTTTTACGAACATGTGAATAAATATGTTGTAGATGGATGGTACAACTTCGAATCAAAATAAGAACTACACAGGCAATGACGGTCGCTCGTCAACATTTGGTAGAGGTTTAGCAGCGTTTATTCAAAATAAACTACCGTATGCTAATATTATTGATACAGATAATAACCAGTTAAATCCAAAATATAAAATCTTTGCGGATGCGGGATTAAGAAGAACAGAAGCTCTAGCTAAAAATTCGATTTCTATATCGAATGAATATAATAATCTACCTATTGGGTCCATAGGTAAAGATTCATCTTTCGGTCAGGTGATGTATGCAAACATCCAGGAGAATAAGGGTGGTAGATTACGTGATTATAGGATGATAGCCGCATATTCAGATGTAGCAGATGCATTGGATGAGCTTTGCGATGAGACTATCAATACAAATGAGAACGGTGAAGAAGTAACTCTTAAACTACGCCATACAGATTTAAGCTCGCAAGACAAAACTAATCTTGATGAGGAGTTTAACAAATTTGCTGAATATTTTGATCTCAAAAACAAAGGTTGGCAATACTTTAGACAGCTACTTGTTGAGGGTGAACTTTTCTTTGAACTTATTATACATAAAGATCATATTCAAGAGGGTGTTTTAGGTGCAATTAATTTACCTGCTGAGTTAATTGATCCGGTATATAATAATATACAAAACATGATGGTTCGTGGATTTATCTATAGAAAGCCAATTTTTGATCCACGTCACCCTGATAAGCAAGAAAAGGTCGAGCATATACCACTTGATCAAAATCAAGTTATATATATTAATTCTGGTGTTATGAATGAATCTAAGACAATGGTTTTACCTTTCTTAGAAAATGCTCGACGTGCCTATAGACAGCTTTCACTTATTGAAGATGCTATCGTTATCTATAGATTGGTAAGAGCACCAGAACGTCTTGTATTTAATGTTGATGTTGGTAATATGCCTGCACCTAAAGCAGAAGCTTACCTTAAAAAGCTTATTAGCAACTACTGGTCGAGTAAAACGTTTGATATTGACCAAAATGATGTTGTTAAAAAGTTTAACCCGCAATCAATGCTTGATGCTTTCTGGTTTCCAAAAAGACAGGGCTCAGAAGGCTCAAGTGTAAGTCAGCTTGCAGGAGGACAAAATTTAGGAGAATTAACTGACTTAATGTATTTTATTAAAAAGCTTTACCGCTCACTTAAAGTACCGACATCTAGATTAGACCCTGCAGATGCATTTAGAGATGGTGCTGAAATCTTAAGAGAAGAACTTAAGATGGCTAGATTTATTATTAGACAGCAACAAAGATTCGCTACTGGTATAAAAAGAGGATTTATTACACATTTACAACTAAAGGGATTGTGGGAAAAGCTTGAACTTACAGATAATAATATCGTTGTTGATTTTAATGTACCTACGAACTTCTACGAGATGCGTGAAAGTCAGCGCCTTGAACAGAAAGCTGGTAACTTTACAGCAATTGCATCTAATGAATTTGTCTCTAAGACATACGCACAGAAAAAATACTTACAATGGAAAGATAAAGATATTCTCGCTAATAGAGAATTTTTACGTAAGGATGCTGAGCTTCAATGGGAGCTACAACAGATTGCTTCACTTGGACCTGCATGGAGAGAGCAGATTATTGCTGCTGATGTAACTGGCGGCGCTGAAGCTGGTGGTATGGGCCCTGAAGCGGGCGGTATGGAAGGTGGTGGTATACCACCAGCATTTGGTGGTGGAGAAGCTGCACTAGGTGGCGCTTCCCCTGAGGCTGGTGTAGCTCCTGAAGCTAGTGGTACTCCAGCATCAGAAACTCCTCCTCCAGCAGCATAATAGATAAATACTTATATGTCTTTAGCATGTGAAGTATTACCTGTATCAGCATTTCAATCAACTAATTTAAATAATAAACTTGAAACATTTGGCGATTTATCTGATAGAATAAAGAGAGCTCTTGGTTACCCTCTTATTACACTCGAGGTTCATCAGGATCAACTATTTCAAAATATTCAGATCGCCTGCGAATACTTTTCTAAATTTGCAGGATTTACAACTGAATATCTTATTTTTAGTTCAGCATTATATGAAAAAAATAAAGGTATAAGACTTGATCATCTTTTTACACTTTCTAAGGCCGGCCTTACTGACCAACAAAAAATAGCAAATGCTCCTGTATGGACGGGAGCTGATTTTACTATAGAGGAGCCGTCTACTGTATATGTAGCTACTTCAGCGTTAAGTACATCAACATTTACTGGTTCATCTGCTCTCTCAAGTGTATTTAGTAACGGATTAACAGAGTTTGAAATAGTAGATCTACCACTATATACAAAAATTGTTACATTCAGTCCTATATTATCTACAATATTTAAGGAGTCAGTTTCAAATAAAATATCACTTCAATCTCAGGAAGCAACAGCAACACAATACTCTAATGTATTTGACTATGATGTGATGGATTATAGAAAGGTCACTGCAGTGGTAGACTTCGAAGAAGGTTCTAATCAAGGTATTAACTCATTATTTACTTTAGAACAAACGTTAGCGCAGCAAACCTACTTTAGTTATTCGATGGGTAATTATGGCTTCGATCTTGTATCGTGGTACACAATGAAAGAGTGGATGGATACACGCGAGAAAGTCCTTGCAACTAGACGAGATCTAAAGTTTGATCCAAGAACGCAATACTTGCAAATGTATCCACAACCCGGTTCGAGTCAGTTTTACGGTGTTATTTCATGTTACCTTGAGAGACCGTTACGAGATCTTGTCAAGGAGCAATGGGTATATGAGTATGCACTCGCGTTAACAATGATTGTTATTGGTAGAGTTAGAGGTAAGTTTGGTGGTGTAGCTATATTAGGAGGTGGTACACTAAATGCAAGCTTACTAGAAGAGGGTACTGCTAAGAAAAAAGAACTAGAAGATATGCTTACTTCCGGTGCATCAGCAGGCTTTGGGGATTCAGATCCATGTATGTTTTTTGTAGCCTGAAGATAGAAGAATATTGGTGGATTATTATCACATAATCTATAAATATAATTATGAAGAAGAAGTACTTCCTTATGTTGAAGCAACATAATGTAACAAATTTAAAATATCTATGCTTTCATCATGGAACAAAAGATAATTGTTTTAGATATACAGGATCTGGTACGTATTGGGTTGCGCACTTATCAAAACATGGTAAAGATATAACTACAACGATCTTACTAGAGTCAGACACTCAAAGTGCTATAGCTGATGCAGGGATAGTGTATTCAAAGTTATGGGATGTAGTTATGTCTAAAGAATTTGCTAATCTTACTATAGAAGATGCGCAAACAACAGCAGAACCTCTACAACGTCTAGAGGTTCGTAAAAAGCGTGATCAATCATTTAAAGAGAGAATACGTTTATACGGTCAAACAGAAAAAGAAAAAGAAAGAAATAAGATAGCAGCAACTATAATGCAAACACCTGAAGTACGTGAAAGAGCAGCTAACACGCTTAGAACAAGACTAAATACAGGTCACCGAACAGAAAAAGAACAACAAAAAGGAATAAATCAAAGTAACCGTATTAAAGAGTGTGGATTTACGGAAGCAGAGCTTAAAGCTCAAAAGGAAACAAGTATACGTCAGACAGGTAAAACAATGAAAGAACGTCTTAGTGATCCTAACTATATTGATCCACGTAAGGGCAAATCAGCAAAAGAAATATTCGGTGAGACATATAACGGTCCATGGAATAAGGGTAAAACAGTGTGTGAATTAAAGGGGTCTAATTATATAGATCCAAGATGTAAACCATTTACAATTACCTCTCATTTGGGAGTTTATGAATATAAAAATGAACGTGAATTTCTAACTAAGACAAAATTTTCACAACCAACACTAACAAAATTAAAACGTAACGGTAAATATGTAGTGAAGCGTCAATCTAATACTCTACATGATTTTAAGCATAACGAAACAATTTATTATAGCAAATTGAGATGAGTACTAAAAAATATAGACAAGGTGTATTTACACCTATTAATAAAACTAAATTTATAGGTACAACAGCTACCTATAGATCAGGACTTGAACTTAAATTCATGCGCTTTTGTGATAATAATACAAATGTTATAAAATGGGGAAGTGAAAATGTTGTTATACCGTATATAAGTCCTTTAGATGGAAGAGTTCATAGATACTTTGTAGATAACTTTGTATCTATTAAAGAAGGTAATAATATAAAACATTATTTAATTGAGATTAAACCTTCTAAGCAGACACAAGCTCCAAAAACAAAGTATAAGAATAAAGAACACCTTATTTACGAACAATCTGCATGGGTTGTCAATCAAGCTAAATGGAACGCTGCAAAGGAATTTTGCAAAAAGAAAGGATTTGATTTCCTTATCCTTACTGAAAAGCACCTTATTTGATAGATTATATTAGTACTAGCATAAATATACATATGGCATTAAAGCTTAATCTATTAGTAGAAAAACCGGCCCTTGACGATCAATTTGAATATGTTGTTGAGGAAAGCAATAGAAATGCACCATCAACTCTTTTTATTAAGGGTCCTTATATGATGGCTGAAGGTGTTAATAAAAATAAGCGTTTATACCCTATTGATGAGTTACGTCAGGAAGTACACCGGTATAACGAAGAGATGATCAAACCAGGTAGAGCTATGGGTGAGCTTAATCATCCAACGACTGCTGATGTTGATCTAGAACGTGCCTGCCATATGGTAACAGAAATGTACGAAGATAATAATGTATTCTTCGGTAAATCAAAAGTACTTTCTACACCTTGCGGTCTTATTGTTAAGTCACTTATTAATGACGGGGTAAAGGTTGGTATGTCATCTAGAGCCTTAGGTACACTTGAAGAAGGATCTACCCACAATACAGTTAGAAATCTTAAACTTGTTGCTGTTGACTGTGTAGCAGATCCTTCGTTTCCAAAAGCGTTTGTTAATGGTATTCTAGAATCTAAGCAGTGGGTTGTAGCTACTAACGGTAAGTATGAAGAAGTTTATGAAAACTTTGAAAAATCAATTTCTAAGCTACCTCGTAAAGATATGGAATTTTTCTTACGTGAACAAATCTTAAAATTCATACAATCTATATAAATAATAATATGGCAAAACAAGTAGCTAAAAAAGATTACGATAAAGATGGGAAGGTTGAATCACCTAGTGATGAATATAAGGGTGTAAAAGATAAAGCTATCAAAAAGGCAAAAGGTAAAAAAGTTCTAAAGGAAGAACAGTTTACTAGCTCAGAAGATATTGCTAAATTTATCAACGCTATTTCTTCCAAAAACTACGCACAAGCTAATAAATATTTAAAAGGTATAGTGGACAGCAAAATCGAAAACAGAATTAGTGCATCCCTAAACGAACCTCTCTTCTAATATGAAAGTCAAGAACATACTACCCGACGAAGCAACACAGATTCTCTCTGAAGAATCTCTACAAGTTATTGAGAATGCTTTCAGTAAGAAACTTCAATTAACTGTTGAAGCTGCTCTTACTGAACAGGACGATCTTTACTCGAAAAAACTCGAACAACTTATTACTGCTATTGACAAAGACCATACAACTAAATTAAAAAGAGTTGTTGAAGCTGTTGATAAAAGCAACGCAGGTAAGCTTGTTAAAGTTGTTAAAAAATATGAGCGTGAGCTTACAACTGAAGCTAAACAATTTAAAGCTACGCTTACAGAAGCGATTTCTAATTACTTAGAAGAATTTCTTGATGAAGCTATTCCAACTCAAGCAATTGCTGAGGCTACTAAGAATAGAACAGCAAGAGAAGTTCTCAGCAATCTTCGTAAGGTATTAGCTATTGATTCAGCTCTTATGAGTGAGTCTGTACAAGATGCTGTTATTGATGGTAAGAAACAAATTGATACACTTACTACTCAAGTATCTGAACTTTCAAAAGAAAATGCTCTTATTAAAGAGAGCTATTTTAAGACAAAAGCTTCCCTTCTTATCGAAACAAAGACATCAGGTCTTTCAGATAAAAAGAAAGAATATATAAAGAGAGTTCTTAGTGATAAATCACCTAAGTTTATCGAAGAGAATTTTGACTACACACTTAGATTGTTCGATAAGAAAGAAAAGGAAAATATCGACATTATAAGAGAAGAAGCTTTTAAAACAAGAAGCGTTAAAGCTGATGCACCTGTTTTAAAAGAATCTACAGAAAACAAACAAATTTCAGGAAATCCTTACTTATCTGAGCTCCAAAGGTATAAATAATAAGGTAAAGAGTTTTTAACCCTGAACAATGAGGCCCATACTAGTGGCCTGAGTTAATCGAAAGGAAAAATATATAATTATGAGAAACATACGTCCAACACAATCATTTGTCGACAAGACAAGAGCAGACCAACTTCTTGAGAAGTGGGCCCCTATTCTTGACTTTAAGTCAGATTCCGTAAGAGAAATTCGTGATGAAAATACCCGTTTGAACACAGCTATGCTACTTGAGAACCAAGAAGCATGGTGCATCCAAGAAGCTAACACCAATGGTGGTGGTGTTTTTGGTGCTACAAGCCAAGGTAATTACAATCCAGGAACAGGTGCAATCAACTCAGCCGACACATATGCGTCGGGTGATGCACGTCTTCCAAAGATCCTCATCCCGATGATCCGTCGTACATTCCCAGAACTTATCTCTAACGAGATTGTTGGTGTTCAACCAATGTCTGGTCCAGTAGGTCTTGCCTTTGCACTTCGTTATACCTATCAATCACAGAACCTCGGTTCCGGTATTGATGGTAGCAACATTGCAACAGGTACCGGTGGTGATGGTCAACGTGCTGGTTATGCCGGTACAGTTGCTAACAGAGAATTAGGTTATCAATATCTTGATACCCGCTTCACTGGTGCATCGTCACAAAGACTTAGTGGTAGCACAGCTGCTGGCTGGACTTTTGCTGACCAAGATCAAGGCGTTGCCCAAATCTTATCAGCATTTGAAATCACTGGTAACATCCCACAAATCGAAGTCAAGTTTGAAAAGACAGCTGTTGAAGCTGGTACTCGTAGACTTGGCGCTCGTTGGTCCGTTGAACTTGAGCAAGACCTTAAGAATATGAATGGTATCGATATCGATGCTGAAATCACAAACGCTATGTCGTATGAGATCCAAGCTGAAATCGACCGTGAAATGATCATGAGAATGATCCAATCCGCCCTTAACGGTGGTTCATATTCGTTCTGGTCCCCTGCTTCTGCAGACGGCCGCTGGCTCGTTGAGAGAAATAGAGACTTCTATCAAAAGCTTATCATTGAAGCAAACAGAGTTGCTGTCCGTAACAGACGCGGCGCTGCTAACTTCATTGTTGCAACACCACGTGTTTGCGCCATTCTTGAAATGCTCCCTGAATTTCAGTGGGTACCTGTTCAAGGTGACGTATCAACACAACCAGTTGGTATTGCCAAGGTAGGTTCAGTTGGTGGAAGATTCGCAGTCTACCGTGATACACGTACTGAAGTACAGAACACATCACAATATCAAGGATCCGGCTACACCACAGGTGGCGCTAATTCCGGTGGTATTGAGTATGCCCTTCTTGGGTATAAGGGTTCTGAATTTTATGATACAGGTATCATCTACTGCCCATACATTCCTATCATGGTACAAAGAACAATCGGACCGAATGACTTCGCTCCACGTGTCGGCTTGCTTACACGTTATGGTGTCGTTGATAATATCTTCGGTGCTAATCTTTATTACCACGTTGTAATTGTTCAGGGTCTTGGTATTGCGTTTAGCCCAGCTAATCAATCGGTATATTTTTAATATACAACGAGTTAGCTGATCTCTAAAGGGAATCACAAACAACTAAGAACCGCAGGGAACCGAAGATCCCTGCGGTTCACTTTTGTAATAAAATAATTATTATTTTTATCAGGTTGATAATATATTCGGTTTGAATAAATAATATTATAGTGAGTGAGTTTAGACGTAATAAAAAGTATACTGATACTGAGAAGCAAGAAATTATTGCTTATGCACAAAAGCATGGTATATGGACTGTGAAAGAAAAATTTAATGTTTGGCCTGAGAATGTACGGTATTGGCTCGCGTCAAAAAAGGTAAAGCAGGAGATATCAGAAAAAGGTAAAGAGAGACATCAAAAAACAAAGCTCGATACAGAGGTACAGCAGAGAAATAAAGAGTATAGAGAATACCGTAAGTCGCAGGGTATAACACCTAAGAAGTGGAAGGAGTGGTATGAAGGGCTGACTGTAGAGGCGCGAGTAAAGCTTAATGAGAATGTCAAACAACACAGACACGATAACAAGGCGCATTATATAAAAAAGGCAAAGAGTAGGTATTTAGAGGATAAAAAAAATGGTGTATATCGAAGAAAGTATAACGAGGATCCTCTATATAAGTTAAGATGTAATATACGTGAGCATGTACGACAAGCTGTAAAATATTCTGATGTATCTCTCTCACACCCATCAATAAAGTATCTTGGTTGTTCGATAGAAGAATTTAGAGTACATATAGAAAGTCAATTCGTCGAAGGCATGACCTGGGATAATCATGGTAGAGGTGATCATTGCTGGCATCTAGATCACATTAAACCACTCGCAATGCTTAAGGAAGTTTCCAATATGGATCTACTTAAAGAGATTTGTCACCACACAAATTATCAACCTCTATGGGAGAGAGACAATCTATCTAAGCAAGCAAAATATGAAGTGTAAAGATCTCAGAGATGCTGTAGTTGAATATGCAAGTAAAAATACTGCGAGGGAGTGTGCAGAGTTATTTGAAGGTATTGTATCATTAAATACTGTTTATAAGTGGTTGCGAGATAGTAAAAATCTCACTTACGCTTACACACACGATCAATGCAGACACGAGCTAGAGTTATATAAGTTACGTGAGGCAAAATATACGTGTAGTATAGGAATGAATCGTCTAGTTCATACGTTTCAACCACACTTTTTCGATGTAGAAAGAGAATTGTGGCAGGATAAGATCATACAACAGAAGCTGAAAGAGAATAGAAGAAAATATCTAAATAAAGATACACTAACAGACCGTGAGATTTTAAGAGGCTTTAAGATATCAGGTATACACACCGGTTATTCACACTTCTCTCCCCTATGGCTAAAGAAGTATGCTCATGAAGAGGGTGTATCGTGTATATATGACCCGTGTGGTGGTTGGGGGCACAGACTAATAGGTGCGTATCTTTCCGATATTGATTATATCTATAATGATATGTGGGATAAGACGTTTGTGGGTAGTACTAATATTGCTAAGTTTATTAATTATAAGTGTACTCTATATAATAATGATTGTACAAGATTTAGACCTCAAGAAACCTATGATTGTGTATTTACGTGTCCGCCGTATTATAATGTAGAGAGATATAACGGTAAACTATTTAAGAGTATTGAGAATTATAATAGTTTTATACACACAATGCTGGTAAATAGTATTAAACCATCTGTTACAAGAGTTGGTATAGTTATTAACGATACATACGAGCAAGCTATAACCGATAACATGGATAGCAGTTTTAAATTAGTAAGCAGAGTTGTTTTAGGTACATCAGCTGCC